GGTGGCGGGTACGGAAGGCAGACAATGATGTGCTGTCCGGGATCCGTCTAACCTCCGACTGCCTGAAGGACGGGCGGGTGGTGATCTGCGAGGGGTGCAGTGACTGTCTGCGGGAAATGGATGAGTACGTATGGGACTTAAGCAGTGGCGCAAAGGACCGGGTGAAAAAAGAACATGATCACGCCATGGATGATATGCGGTATTTTGTATCCACGGTTTTGAAGGAGAATACTGCCGGATTTACGGCATGCACCGTCCAGCGCAGACGGTAAAGAAATCAAACAGGAAAGGAGCGATCGTTTTGAAATGGAAACGTAAGGAAAAAGGGAATATTGCGGCGGTTTGTCAGCTTCGTGAGGGAGATGTACATCCCTTCGGTATGCTGCGCAGCTTTACACCGCTGGGTACGGGGGAGGAGCACATTTACCGGCAGATGCGGGAGGCGGTGCCTGTGCTGGATGCGGCGGTGGGCAAGCTGATCAGGCTCAGCGGCGGTTTCAGCGTTAAGTGCCGGGATCCCAGAGCCCAGCGGGCGCTGGAGGAATTTCTGTGGACTGTGCCCTGCGGGAGAGGGCAGATCGGAATCGACAGTTTTCTGTCCGGGTATCTGGACAGCCTGCTGACCTATGGACGGGCAGTAGGTGAACTGGTCGTGGCAGGAGGGAAACTTCGGGCGGTTTGCTGGGGTGATGTACTGGCACTGGAGGCCCAGCAGGGGGACAGTCCTCTGGAAACAGTACTGTGGGGGCGGGATGCCAAGGGGATGATGCGGCCCTTGCCTTATCAGCATTTGCTGCTGTTTACCACCATGAATCCGGAGCCGGGACACCCTTACGGGGTGAGCATTTTCCGGGGTATGCCCTTCCTGGCGGATATTCTGATGAAGATCTACCACACCATTGGCACCAACTGGGAGCGGGCTGGAAATATCCGCTACAGCGTGATCTGCAAGGGTGGGGAGAACATGGACCCGGCGCTGGTGCAGGAACGGGGCAAGCAGGTGGCTGCCGAGTGGGCAAAGGCCATGGAGGACGGCAAAAACGGAACAGTCCGGGATTTTGTGGCGGTGGGTGATGTGCAGATCAGCGTCATCGGCGGGGAAGCGCCCATTCTGGATTCTGAGGTTCCGGTGCGTCAGGTTTTGGAGCAGCTTGTGGCAAAGACGGGGCTGCCGCCCTTCCTGCTGGGACTGAACTGGAGCACCACCGAGCGTATGAGCACCCAGCAGGCAGATCTGCTTACCTCGGAGCTGTGGGCGCTGCGGCGGACGGTGGAACCGGCGGTAGCGAAGATATGCAGGACATTCCTCTCCCTGGAGGGGTTGGATAACCGGGTGGACATTCTGTGGAACGAGATCAGTCTGCAGGATATTACAGAACAGGCAAAGGCAGAGCTTTATCGTGCCCAGGCGGAAAAGGCAAGGGCCGAAGCAAATAACAAAGGAGGTAACTAAATGCAGGTCAAGAAGGAAACGGAAGCGGTCAGCAGCGGCGTGCCCAATGAAGGACAGCTTGCGGCTATCAACGGACAGGCAAAGGCGAGTCTGACGAAGGATCAGGTATATGTATTCTCCCTGCGGCTGTGTGATGACCAGATCGACCGGGATTACGAGCGGTTCGATACCGGGGCGCTGCCGGGACTGGCAAAGCTGTTCGTTGGCAAGACCGGCGTGGTGGATCACCGTTGGAGCAGCGAAAATCAGATCGCCCGGATCTTTGCCGCGGAGGTGGTCCGGGAGGACGGAGTCAGCTACATCAAGGCATGGGCATATATCCGCCGGGGCGGTCATGCCGACGAGGTGATCGCGGATATCGAGGCAGGGATCAAAAAGGAGGTCAGTGTTGGCTGCGCCATGGGCCGGGCGGTCTGCTCTGTTTGCGGCAGCGAGTACGGTGAGTGCGGTCATCAGAAGGGGCAGCATTACGACGGGCAGCTTTGCTGCGCCATCCTGCGGGAGCCGCTGGATGCTTACGAATTCTCCTTTGTGGCGGTGCCTGCCCAGCGCAATGCCGGAGTGCTGAAAGCCATGGGCGGCAGAGGGAAATGCCTGAAGGAGCTGGCTGAGGAATTCGGGGCGCAGGAGGAGTACCGGGCGCTTTACAAGCAGGCGCAGCTTGGGGCACAGTACCGCAAGGAACTGGAGAATCAGGTGGTAAGGCTTTGCCTGTCGCTGGAGCTGGGGACGGAGGAACCGGTACTGCGGAGCATTATGGAAAAGGCCGGGGCGGAGGATCTGATGAAGCTGCGCAAGGCTTTGGAGGACCGGCTTGCCGAGAGTATGCCTATGATGACGCAGCTTGTGGATGTGAACAAGGAAGCGGAGCCGATCGAAAGCGGCTTCCTGATTTGATGGGGTATTGCCGGAAAACCGGTGACCATAAAACTACTTTAGGAGGAAAATGAAAATGGGTTATGACAATCTTAGACTGGAAAAGGGCATGTACCGACAGGCGGGTATGAACTTTACCCAGGTGCTGGAATCTCTGGATCCCAGTGAAAACTACCGCGGTACCGCACTGGAAGGTACTGATGCGTTTCAGCGTCAGCTGAAGCGCTTCGGTATCCGGGCGAAGGGCGTGAATTCCTCTCCTGTGGAGAAATTCTTTGCTACCATGGATTCCGCGGTGCTGTTCCCCGAGTACATCGCCCGTACTGTCCGTCAGGGTATGGAGGAAAACGACATTCTGCCCAACATCGTGGCTACCACCACCGTGATCGATGCCATGGACTACCGCTCCATCTATTCCGTGCCGGAAGAGGACGATAAGGAGCTGAAGGAAGTGGCAGAGGGTGCGGAGATCCCCACCACCGAGATCAAGACCAAGGAGCATCTGGTCAGCCTGAAGAAGCGCGGCCGTATGCTGATCGCTTCCTATGAGGCTATCCGATTCCAGAAGCTGGATATGTTTGGCATTATGCTGCGCCAGATCGGCAACTATATCCAGAAGCAGCTGCTGAAGGATGCGGTAAATGTGCTGATCAGCGGTGACGGAAATGATAATGCATTCGGCATTCTGGAAGTGGGAATGGACCCCATCTCCGGTGAAAGCGGCGTGCTGGGCTACGAGCAGATGGTGGAGTTCTGGGCGCAGTTCTACCCCTACAACATGAATACGCTGCTTTGCGCCCCTGACATCATGCTGAAGCTGCTGAAGGTGCCTGAATTCCAGAACCCCCTTGCAGGGCTGAACTTCCAGGGCACCGGCAAGCTGACCACACCTCTGGGGGCAAATCTGTATCAGTCTGACGCGGTCATTCCCAATACCATGATCGGTCTGGATAACCGGTATGCTCTGGAGCACGTCCGCGCCGGTGATGTGATGGTGGAATATGACAAACTGATCGACCGTCAGCTTGAGCGTGCTGCCATCAGCACCATCTGCGGTTTTGCCAAGATCAACGAGGGCGCTGTCTGCGCAATGCAGGTATGACGCTGACGGAACAGGTTTACGCTCAGGCTGCCCTCCTTGCGGGGCAGCTTGAGGATGACCAGCTGCAGAGTCTGGAAACGCTGTGCACCATTTCCACCGCCGCACTTACCGCGCGGCTGCGGGAGGGTTTGACACCGGATGACTGCAAGGCGGATTTCATTGCGGCGGCGAGCCTGTTTGCGCTGGCGGCGCTGAACGGTGTGAAAAACCGGGGCGACCTGGAGCAGTTCACCGCCGGTGACCTGACGGTGAGGAAGGCTACCGGATACGATGATGCCGCATCCAAGTGCCTACGCAATCAGGCGGAGCTGATGATTGCGCCGTATCTGAAGGACCGGTTTACCTTCCGGGGGGTGTGAGCGTGCGGAAAATAGTGGACAGCATCCTGCAGCAATACGGAACGACCATGACGGTGCAGCACAAGGATGGCCTCACCGCAAAGGCGAAGGGGTTCTTTCATCATATTCAATCAAAAAGCTGGCAGAATACGGTACATTTGTCCACACCGCTGGGGGAAGTTTCGCGGGAACAGTACGTCTATATTGGCCCGGTTGCCATCGAGGTGAGGGAGGGGGATACCCTTATCCATGGAGATGAGAAATACTCTTTTCAGCGGGTAGAGCTCTATTACTACAGGGATAGGGTTATCTATGTCTGGGGTCTGTGTACCCGGAAAGGTGAGGAGGATACATGGGGCTCTCAATCCTAGACATGGTTCTACTGCGGCTGCGCAGCTTAGGTTTTCGGGCAGATGCAGCATTTCCCGGGCAAAACTGCCCGGTGATCACCGAACCGGTGGCGGCGGTTCATATCGATGAGGTGGACAGCGCCAATCAAACGGTGACGGTGAAGGTAAACATCCTGTGCCCTGCGGAACTGGGAGGGGTCCAATGCGAGCTGGATGCCCTTCAGGTGACGCAGATGCTGAGCCAGTCCGGCGCGGCATGTGTGCAGAGCGGGTGTGTCTACGACGGTGTAGGGAAGATGTACAGCGTTACGGTCAGCGCCACCTATACCGGCACTACGGAGGCGGGTGAATACCGAATCGGACCGGGGTTTAAGGTATATCTGGATGAGATCTACATTCCCAATGCGGTCGGCTTTACCGCGGAGCGTTAT